TCCAGTTTCCTGTCTCTAAATGCCACAGGGAAACACCAGATTCTGCGGCGGCTACCCTAAACTTAATGTCCTCGGTACTCATTTCTGTGTCGAGGATTAAGGTCGGTATGCCGTGTTTTTTTGCGGTCTTCCTACAAATATCAAGTATCCAAGTAGATTTACCTTGACCCGGTCTTGCTACTATGGCGTAAAGATTGCCGTTCCTTAGCCCTCCGTACAGCCTGTTGAACTCTGGGTAAGGTGTTGAGAAGCCGAAGTCCTCTTGGGGGTTTTCGCCTGTTTCCTCTATTAGCTCCGGTAGCCCTTCGTATAAGTTTACTGGGTCTTTTTCGGCGCTTTCGAAGTCTCTTATTAAATCACCATAAAGATGATCTGCTGTGGATATGATTTCATCAATCTGTTTTTCTCCGTTTTCTTTTATAAACTTTTTAATATCATCACACTTGTGGTATACGTCCCTCCTTACTGTGAGTTTTTTTAGCTCCCTACAGGCTTCTAATACTCCACTTCTGTTTATAGTATTAAAGGATATCGCTTCAATGTAATCATAAATATTTACATCGTCTTTAAATGATATGCCTATGTTTTTTATTTTTTCAGCCAGAACTATTGCGTCTACCGCCTCGTTGTTTACGAAGCAATTTCTGAGAACACAAAAAATTGTTTGATGAACTTCGTTGATGAAGTCTTTTTCTGAAACGAATCTTTCTACCTCTGCGAATAAATTGGGGTCTTTAATTAACCCACCTAGTACATGTTTTTCTATCTTAATCGAATATATTGAATCCATACTTTCTTTCTCTTTCTTTCTTCTTACGTTTTAAATTTTATTAAGCCTTAAGTATATGGGTTTTTTTTCTGAGATCAACATCAAAGTTTAAGATTGAATTCTTTAAGGAAAAATTCTTTCGAAATCATCTTAACTTCATCCTCCTCTATCTCTAGTAATTTAAAGTTATTTGTTTCAAGCCATTGGCTTTTTATAACGTCTCTCTTTATTGAGTCTAGATATTTACTTCTTGAGTTACCGTGAAAAAACTTATTAAAGGAGCTGTGTTGTCGACCCTGAACTTCTATGGCCACTTTAATTGTGGCGTTTAGTATGTCAACTTTCTGCCTTGTTCCGTATACGGGAAATTCTTCAAAAACGACATGAGCACTCCAAAAATCTTTTAAAAACTGTTTAACTTTGAATTGGATTTTAGAGCGAGACTTTTTATCCCAGTCTATTAAGTATTTGGAAACGTTTTTATTCCTTAGCCTCCCGTTTATATCGTATAGTCGCATTCTGTTCCTTCGGTGGCTGTAGGGGGTTTGGCTGGGGTGCTGCTCGATGTTCCCGGGTGTACCCAGTCTGTCCCTGCTCCTAACTCTTTCGCTTCTTTTCTGGTTTTACCTTTTAGATGTCTAGAGGCTTTTTCTTGGTTTCGTTCTGCGCTTTCCCACTTTAGGTTGCTTAACTCGTAGTTCCATTTATCCTCATCTTGGTGGTCTACCGTCCAGTAAACGCTGGGGTCTTTATTCTCTACGAAAGCTAATCCAAATAGGATGTGAGACATCCAATCGATTGATGTTTTGCCTTCGTACATTCCTTCGCTTAAGTGAAGGATTTCTGGCATGGCAAAAGACATGCTTGGGTATGGACACCTAGATAACCTTATTGCTACGGGTGTACCTTTTTGTGTGTTAAATACATAAGGGAAAACTTTACCGCGATCTTGATATTTGGGGAGCGGCGATGGATGTGTCCCCCCCGTGGGGAACAGGAAGTATTTTCCTTTTGGGAAAGACTTTAGCGACAGGGCCATCTCTGTTTTTTCGCTCCTCCTTTGCTTTCCTTTTCCTTTTACTTTAGCTGTGTAATCTGGCGTGGGGAGACCCGTGATGTCTATTCCTTCTTTATTTATTAAAGCCCAAGCAGGGTCTTCGAATTCTTCGAATAAGAATGGCTGGGGGTTCCTCATGATTTTTTTAATGTTTCTCTGAATTTGTAAAATAGGTACTTGCCAATTTCTACGTTGTCTTCGAAGTATTTTCTTAAGTTGTCCATCCCTTGGTGTTGTTTTTTAAATTCTAACCCAGTTTCTTTTTCAACTTCTTCAATTATTTCATCAGAAATCGTAACCCACGCGCCTTTAGCTGTAGCCATTTCCCACTGTAGGAGCATGTCGACGACTTCGTACTCTACCCAGATGCTTTTTCCTCCTATTCTGCCATACCTAATGGGGTACCTCACTATTACCCCCGTTTTTTCGTTGGGGGTTTTTCTAAACACAACCTTACACCAGTGTCCAAGTAAGTCGCCTTTACCATTGGGTTGAGTGGAAATTATGTCTTTAACATATCTCGGTTGGAATTCTAAAATCCAATCACTATAGTGGAGTGCGGCGTTACCGCCTGAAGCGTTTGTAACTTGTGGGTCAGATTTTTCGTATGGGTTAATTTTTATTGTACTTCTTACTTGGGAAACCATATAGCATATATGTCCGCGAGTCGCTAGGGCGAGCGCCATTCTCCGGAGAAAGTCCGAACTTAACAGTGCTCCTGCGCCGACTTTCAGTGCTTCTTCCGACCCTTTCTCTAAGTCTCCCTTGGGGATTAGTGCGTCCATGGAATCAATAATAAACATATACCGAACGTCTGTTGGGTTATCTCTTACTAGCTGTCTCATTAAGTTTATAACCGTTTCATAAACATTAGACTTGATGATTTTCCATTTATCTGCGCTAGTATCTATTCCCATTCTTTCGATTAGGTCATCCGACAATCTCCCTTCTGCCTTAATGTATATGACCATGCTGTTATCCATTTTTTGAAAATTTCTAGCGAAGGCAAGTGCGCAAGAAGTTTTACCTCCTTCTGTAACTCCCGTAGCCCTTACGACGCCGGGCTTTATTCCTCCTCCCAGCTCAATATCTAATAGAAGGCTTCCGCTTGACACACTGTAAACGCGATCTTCTTCGAAGTTGTAGTGGTCCCCTTTGTTTTGTTCAAGGTAAGCTTGAATTTGTTCGGCCGGGGAGATTGATCCTGCTTTTTTGTCTTGTTTTTTACGAGTCATTATCATTAATAAAATCTATTAGAGAAGATTTTTTCTTGAGTTTTATGTTTAGGCTTTCTCCTGTTTTGTTTTCTTCAAGGGGGGTTGAGGGGTTTTCCGGAGATATCGCAGAGAGTTTTCCCCTCTTTTCGTGGATGTGGTAATTATATTTTAAAAAATATTTACCCTCTTCAGTTAAGAAATAGGCTAAGGAGTTGAGGACTTTGCGCTTCGGGTCTAGGAGAGTAGACTTCCAGAAGGTGAAATCGTCATAGCTTGAAAGTAACTTTTTAGCTAAACCGTATTCTCTGGGATAGTTTATCCTCGTGGGCTCTTTAAGGAAAAGGCGCACAAGAACAGCGTAGTCTGATCTTTTGAAGCTCTTCACTAATTGATCTTAACAGCTTTTTTTATAAAAGCAAGTTATTTTTTGAGGTTGTCTATCTTCTCTTCGATTCTGTCAAATCTATCGTTCATCCTTTCGGAAAACATTTTGAAGTCGTCTTTGCTAACATACTTTTCCGGTAAAGAAAGCGCAAGCGAAGTATAGTTTTCTTTGATTTTGTCGACGTCTTCGTGGTGTTTGACCATTAGGTTGTGGTGTTCTGCTTTAATTTCGTTTACATGACCAAGAATCATCTTGAAAACCCACCCTCCCATTAAGGTAACAATACCGACAGCTATATTTACAAGAATTTGATAATCCATACTTTTTATTACACGAGTTTCTTAAAGAACCTGTGAATTATTTCCAGTACCAGTACTCTTTTAGCTCTAAAAGGCCCCACCCTAGCAGGAGAAAGCCTGCTGTACACTCTAGGCTACCCGTAAACCATAACCAGAGGGAAGCGCCAACCAGTCCTAGCCCCTTAAGGAGCTCTGTGCTTGGGAAGTTGTCTATCGTCCAGCTTTTCACCTTGGAATAGCTCTTTTTGATCCATCTTCCTAGTCTACAGTGAAGACATTTACACCGTTTCGTACATTTACATACCGATTTTAACCATTTCCATAGTTTGCTCATGTTAATAATTACACTTCTCCAGTTGTGAATGTCTTTTCTTGGAAGATTTTGGAAATGAATTTTTTGTTTGTTTTTTCTATATTTTGTGAAAGAAGTGTACCCATTTTTCAGCGTTATTAAAGAAAATATTTTTAAGTTAAGGAGTGTAAGTATTATTATGAAAGCTCTCAAAGATTCATGGAAAAGACTTCGAGGTTGGGCAGACAGGAACATGGCAAGCATTTTTACTGGGTGGATAGTAGCTTTAGTTATGTCTGTAATTATAATTATAAAAGGCATGGAAAGCACTAGTAGGGAAGTCAACCACTTGAAAGACAAAATAGAACTAAGTAAAGAAAATCACGAACTAACTGAGACCGTCGTTATGCAATTCGAAATGATTAACGACCTAGTGAAAACCTCCAGCAGCCAGAGACAAGGATTGGGGAGGGCCACGGAAACCTTAAACGAGCAATCCGTGCTTATCCATAGGCTAGTGGAGTATCTCAAGAGTATAAACCATTGGCCCCCCAAGGCTAACCCGCCTAAACCACCAGACCCGGATAAGTGGATTTAACCCATGAGGATATTAAACAAAGACAGCTATTGGTGGAAAGGTCAGGAGAAAGAGTGGGCCGCACAAGACAGTTCCGGAAACTGGTGGATATATAAAGAAAGCCAAAAACCTACCATGAAAACAAACAATAAAAGACGTAAGGGTCAAACGTCAAACAGGTTTACTACGGAACATTATGTTATTTTTGTCTTAGCTTGCGTGCTCGGAATTAGTATGGCTTTGAATATAATAACATTATTAATGTTAATGTCATGAGTTGTTTTTTTCCAAAAATCGACCTCCTCGCCGGGGTAAAAAGGTGGGGTAAAAGGAACTCGTGTTGGATAAAGCTGTCGGTAGCGTTATTATTAGTAGTAAGCCTCATCTTTAATATTTATCAGTATAAAATTATTAAATATTATAAGGGGGCACCATTAGAGTCTAAATGAAAATGGATAATAAAAAATTTTGCAGAATCATGAGAATTTTTGTTCTTTTTGTGGTTTTTGCTGTGTTTTTTCACTTAGGTTATAGCTTCTCTAAAGTTGAGGGAGACAGTATGAATCCAACATTTAGAGATGGTCAAAGACTGCTCGTGGATGAGTGGACATATAAATTCTTTAATCCAGAAAGGGGGGAGGTGGTCATACTTAAGGACCCCGAGATAAAGGAGGATGAGCTCGTTAAAAGGGTGATAGCTATCGAGGGTGACATCGTACAAATAAAGTTCGGAAAGATATTTTTAGATGACCATGAGTTTAAAGACTCTTTTTCTGGTAAATCAATTATTTTCTACGTCAATAAAGAAGAAACGTTATGGTTTAATGAAAACGGAAATAAGATTAAGGTGCCCCCGGGGTATGTTTGGGTTATAGGAGATAATAGGGAAATGTCTTGGTATGGTTTGGTTAAGATTTCTGAAATTCAGGGTAGGGTTTTAAGATAAAAAAGACCTCCCGTCTCAAAAGAGTGGGAGGCGTGATTGCGAGCCTAAGAGCTCTATTTTTTTTTCGTAGTAGTGGGGGCAGTTTTTGTTTCCGCTTTCACGAATGGTACAGTTACGCTTGCTCCTTTTGTCGAAGCCGAAGCTCCGAGGTATCCATCTTGGTTGGCCTTGGGACCAAGAGTTACTGTACTTGAACAACCCGACGAAGCAATTAGCAACGTCCCTACTGTTAGTGTTATTAGTGTTTTTTTCATGTTTGGTTCTAATTTTTTAAAAAGCTAGATGCCGGTTAGCTACTCCGGTCCTCCTACGCGCGAAGGCGTGCAAGCTCACACTACATCTAGCTTTAAAAATCATCTTCTAAGACTCCAGAGTTCTGGTAGTCCTTCACTTTCCTTTCAAAAAAGTTAGTCATCGCTGTTGTGTCTACTACTTCAGACAGCCATGGGAATGGGTTATTGTCGCTATCAAATCGGAAATCAATGCCAATGCCTTCGAGACGACGGTTGCCAATATACTGCATGTAGTCCACAAACATATCAGCGTTTAGCCCTAGTATCCCTCTTGGGAGTACATCGTGGGCATATTGCACCTCAAGTTCAACAGCCTTCTTGATGTGCTCTACCGTCTCTGTCTCGAATTTTTTTGTCCACACCGATGGGTATTGTTCTTTTATTGTGTTAATTAAATATGTTCCAAATTGGATGTGAAGGCTTTCGTCTCGGAGGGTATATCTTATTTGATCTGACAATCCCGGTAGCTTGTTTTGTCGACCGAGAGCAAGCAACATGGCAAACCCACTAAAAAAGAAGGTGCCCTCGCAAACTATGTAGTAAGTTATTAGGTTTCTCAAGAACTCTCTCTTACCTTCTGTTGTCTTTGTCGAGAAGTCTTGGCGATTGATGTTTGACGTTATATCCATTAAGAAATCATCTTTAGCCTTGATGCTTTCGATATTGTTGTAAGCTTCATAAACCTCATCAACCTTCAGCCCGTAGCTATCACAGCAGGTGACTATTGTCCAGTTGTGAAGAGACTCTTCGTAGGCTTGACGGAGGATATATTGACGACATTCTGGGTCTGTTACCCACCTGTTAACTGTAAGGAGTAAGTTGTTACCAACAAGAGATTCGGTGCCAGCGAAAAAGCCAAGGCATCTTTTGACGAGAAGTTTTTCATCATGTGTTAGTTCGTCGTTTTTCCATTGATCGACATCGCTTAACATGTTAATTTCCGCAGGAGACCAGTTGTTAGCTGTCCCTTTTAGGAATAAGTCCCACGCGTAAGGGTGCATGTGGGGTAATATCTGATTTACCCCAGCAATCTCCTCACCTAATAGCAGTCCGGATTTATTCATTATTGTCTGGCGGTTGTATAATTTTGTCTGTAAGGTCGTTTACCTTCTCCTCTTCTCTCATCTTGTCTACTTCATTTATAACGCTGTCTGCCCAAGTAGCGTTCCATAAGGCTATCGACTTCATGGCTTCTTTACCTAGTAGGGTCGACCCCGCGAGCACGAACAAGACTACGGATAGCTGTTCCGTTTCTGGGTTCTTTTCAAGTTCTGAGCCTAACTTATCTAATTTTTCCTTAGCGGCTTCTAACGTTGATTCTTTATTTTTTCCCATAAAATATTTTTCCCTCCATT